GGAAGTTCAGGGACATCTGGTGAAAACGGAACAAGTGGAACATCAGGAAACACAGGAAGTTCAGGAACATCAGGAACAGGTGCACCGGGAGGTGACGGAACATCTGGAACATCAGGTGAAAACGGAACATCTGGAACATCAGGTGAAAACGGAACATCTGGAACATCAGGTGAAAACGGAACAAGTGGAACATCTGGAAACACCGGAAGTTCTGGGACATCTGGAAACGGAACATCTGGAACATCAGGTGAAAACGGAACAAGTGGAACATCGGGAAACACCGGAAGTTCTGGAACGTCAGGAAACGGAACAAGTGGTAGTAGTGGTAAAGATGGTGGATCGGGATTAAACGATATAAAATTCGAATACCGAGACATTGATCCTTATACTTTCCCTCAACAGTATATTTTAGATTTATATTCGTATAATTCTTATACTGTTAGTGGAATATCTGTTCAATCCGATACGGGTATAACCGATTTCGTTGTAAATATTGACGGGGTTGCTGTAACCGGATTATCGGGTGTAACAAGTAAAGAGTTCATACAACACTACTGGTCAACCGCAGATAATTCAATGACATACGGTAAACAACTAACAATAGATTTAACGGGTATAGCGGGTTCACCGAAACTTATTCGTGGTAAAATAATGATGATATAATGAATTTATTTAAACCTTGGTGCCCACAAGTTATGATTTCGTCTGACGGAACTAAATTCTGTTCTGGGACAACTATAACTTTAACAGCATCCACAATATACGAAGGAATACATCAACCTCATTTCGATTGGATGTTAAACGGTCAAGAAATTGGTGATGACGAAAATAAATTTAGGGCAAATTCATTTGCTAATGGTGACACTATTTATTGTGTCTTAACTGGATCTACTTGTAAGCCATGCTATTCCAATATGTTACAATTTGAAGTTTACGAACCCTGCACACCGTCAGTAACATTAAATTATTTCGTAGTAAAATCAAGTTCGGATTTTACTACGAAAGATGGAAGATATAGACCACCAGTATTCGAGGGTGTTCCGGTAATATGCAGCGGTGACACCGTAGTTTTTAGTGGTGTAACTGTTTGTGGAGGTGGTAATCCAACATATACTTGGTATAAAAAAGAAGCTTTGGGTGATTGGGAGCAGATAAGAAACGCGACTGGGACAACCTACGCATACAAACCGAAAAACGGTGACCAAATAAAGGTGGAAATGACTTCATCAGCGATTTGTGCTTCACCATCAGGTGTAACATCAAATACAATAGGACCATTAACAGTAAACCCTTTGAAACCAGTCTCTGTAACAGTTTCACCGACGGGTTTAACACAATGCACCGGAATTTCAACAGTTTTTACAGCGACACCTACAAATGGTGGAACTTCACCGATATACAAGTGGTATAAGAATACAACAATGGTTCAAAGTGGTTCAACCAATACATATACTTATTCACCGACAACAAATGATAAAATATATTGTCAATTGACATCAAATATAACTTGTGCGGTTGAAAATCCATCGGTTTCGAATATTTGTTCAATAACAATAAATCCAAATGTTACAGTTCAAGTGGAAATTGAAAGTGTTCCGAGATCTTCTGGAACAACTTGTTATATTTTATCAGGTCAAACCGCAACTTTCGCTACAACGGAATTACAAGGTCTTTGCGGTGGTGATACTTATCAATGGATTGTGAATGGTGGTAATCGTTCTACTAGTCATGTATATACTTTTTATCCAAATGACAGGGATGAAGTGGAGTTAAGAATAACATCAACTTGTCCTTGTAATGACGGACCGGTATATTCGAATATGATTTCTGTTGAATATACAACGAATACCGGTGCAACAATTTCTATCGTTTCAGACCATATGGAAATATGTGACGGACATCCGGTTAATTTTACGGGTGTAACTTACGGTTTCACTTCACCAACATATCAATGGAAGGTAAATGGTAGTAACGTTGGAACAAATTCTGCGTATTACTCGAATTCGTCGTTATCGAATGGTGATTCAGTAACTTGCACCGCAACACAAGGTATAACAACAAAGACTAGTAATACAATAGTTATAACAGTTTTAACGAACCGAACACCCACAATTGGTATATGGGTGGAACCGGGAAATATCGTGTGTCAGTTTGAAGGACCTATATTTTACATAACAGGATATACATATGGTGGCAATAATCCATCGTTTCAATGGAAAAAGAATGGGAATAATGTAGGCTACAATCAAACATCATATCAACCGACAACCGATTTAACAACAGGTGATATAATAACTTGCGTAATGACATCGAATTATATTTGTTTAACGACAACAACCGCTACATCAAATCCGGTTGTAATGACAGTAAATGAATATGTAACACCATCTGTTCAAATATCCGTAGATCCGGGTTGTCTTGAATTATCGAATAATTTTACAGCACAACCGACAGATGGAGGAACGACACCGGTGTATCAATGGTATGCACCGGGTATTGGAAGTGGTGTTGTGATGACAGGTTCAACATGGAATGGTGTGGAATTCACAGGTATAAATTCAACGGAACAAGTATGGTGTGTAATGACAAGTTCAGAAATTTGTCGTGATGAATATCAGTGTTCATCAAATATATTAACAATCGGCCTTTGTTCGGGAACAACAATGAATAATCTGTTTTTAAACGCGGATGGGTATGGAACAACAGATTGGAATTGGGATACTGTGAATGACCGTCCTATTTATTGGTATGATAATAAACCTTACGAACAATACGAAAGAAGAAATGGTGGTGACGGTTTTACCGATTATCATTTGTATATGTATTTCCCGGGTGGTGGAAGCGCGTTTTATTTATATTATTTTAATCCAGCGACTATACCACTGGTATTGGGTGATACATATCGATTAAGTTTTAATTACAGGACCCCGTCATCAATGGTAGGATATTTTTGGGTGAATAACACTTATTTGTTTACCGCTCCATCGAATACCGGTAACGCACAATACTTTCAATTTGATTGGGTATCAACATTATCTTCTATACCAGTTCCAAACAGCTATGGATATCCTCAAGGGTTTTATCTGATTGCACTTGATTGGTTAGATATTGATGATATTAATTTCTATAAGTTATAAATTAAAAATTATTATATATAAGTATGGATAATAATTTAATAGATACTGTTTTTTACGGGATGAAATCAATTAAAAAATCATCATCTAAATTATATCTCGATGATTATGATAAATTCATTCTTCGTAGATATTATGATTTATATGATGTAAAAGATTCATGTTCATTTAAAATATATAGGAATTTAATTATAGAATTTTCTATAATAATGATGATGTCTATACATAAGTCATGTGAAGCATTGACAAAAGAAATAATAAGATAATATGGCAAGTAACACCGAGAATATTTATGTAAACATGAAAGTGGATACATCACAATTCAACTCTTCGATGCAAGGGATGAAACGTGAAATGATTGCCTTAAAAGGACTTATCGGTAACAATATGTTATCGAAAGAAGATCAACAAGCGGTTATGACACGTCTTGGTGATATTCGTGGACAAATGGAAGACCTACAAGCGGCAACAAAATCTATGGATATAGGCGATGTTTTTTCAAATATCGGACAAATCGGTAGAGTGGGAGCGAACGCGATAGGTGGTGTTACCGCGGCAATGGGTGCACTTGGTATAGAATCGGAAATGACTAACGATATTGAAAGAAAATTAATGATGACAATACAGTTATCAATGTCATTACAGGAACTCGCAGATGCAAAAAGATTAAAAGGAATGATTACGATGCGTGCAGCACAGTTGGTGGAACTAGTTACTATAAAATCAGTTACAGCAGCACGTTACGAACAAGTAATGGCGAATACCGCTTTGTCAGCATCTGAAGCGAAAGCGGCGTTAGGTATTGGTTTAATGGGTAAGTTACAATTAGCGTGGAACGCTGCGGTAGCAGCGAATCCTATTGGATTATTAGTCGCTGGAATAGTAGCACTTGTTGCGGCTTTGGGTGGTTTATATCTCGCGTTTGGTAAATCGGAAGTAAAGGTAAAGGAATACGAAAAAGCGTTAGACGGGACAGTAATAAAAGACGAAGAAGCGAGAAAATCATACAACGAATCCATCAAAACATTGAATGATTTGGGTATTGAATATGAATTGGCGACGGGGAAAATAACCGAATTTGGTGCGGAAATAGCGAGAATAAACAATGAATTCGCGTATTCTTCTGATGAATTGAGTAAAAAATTAGCGAAAGATTTAGAAGAAATAACAGGTGATGGTGGATTTTTAGATACTATAACTGTCGGCTTCACTAATATGTGGGAAGGTATTAAGGGGATATTCAGGGGTGAAAATCCATTTGTTGCAGCGGTTACAGCACAAGCTAAGAAGATTGCTGCTGTTGTATCAGAAAGTGACAGGACAGCGGAACAACAAAGAAAGGAACGTGATTTAAAAATCAAGACGGCAACCGAAAAACAAGAAAGGGATATTAACCAAAAGGTTATAGACTTCAAGGTTCAAAGATTGAAAGATACGATAAGTGCTCTTGATCAAGAGTATCGTGCATATTTAGATTCCACCACGAAGATTCTAAAATTATATACAGATTTGGAAAATAAAAGAAAAGAATTCGATAAGAAGAAGCTGACCCCAGAAGAAAGGGATGTTCAGGGTGTTGTTGACGAAACTAAAACATATAAGTTAGAGGTGGAAGCTATCAATAAAGAATTGACAGACGAACAAAAGAATCTTGCTAAAATTGGTGCAGAAATGGGTAAAAATGAAGCTTTATTGAAAAAATATGAAGGTATACAGAAAAGTATTGGATATAATATTTCCAAACAAATTTCTGTAAATTCTGATGCTATAGAAAGTCTAAAAGCTGAAATGGGAGGTCTTATAAGTAAACCACCAGCAAAATCTACAATTAGTTTTAAAACAACAGGTGAGATAGTGTTGGTTGCACCAAAAGCGTTATCTGATAAAGATAAAGAAGAAGTGAGAAAATGGACAGAAGAAGTAAGAAGAGTGAATCAAGAAATTGCTACACGTGAAATCGAAACTCAAGATTTAGAAACATCGAATTTAAGTTTGACTAGAGAAAGATTACAAGTTGAAACTGATTTGTTAAAATTAAAAAATCTTCAACAAGAATCACAAACAAAAATAGATGAATCACAAAAGAAAATAGAAGATAAGAAAAAAGTTGTCCCAGTATCTGACAAAGAATTGGAAGAGCAAAGACAGAAAGAAATAAATAATATACGATTAAAATACTCTAGGGAACGTCAAACATCTATAATAAATGACGAAAATCAAATTTTAGATATACAGATAAAAGGGCAACAGGATATAATTGACAATGAAAAATTGAATGATAAAGTCCGTATTGCTGCTTTTAACGAAAGAAATAGATTATTGAAACTTCAAAATCAAGAGCAACAGAAATTGACGAATCTGAAGATTCAAGAAATAACTCTTGAGAAATTAGTATGGGAAGAAAAACTCAAATCTAAAGATTTGACAGCGGAACAAAAAACTATAATTGATGAGGAAATAAAAGTTTTAGAGAAAAAGTTAGAATTGACTAGACAAATTCAAACAGCTTCCGATACTGAAACAAAAACAAAAACATCAACACCATTCGTCCCAACCGAAAAAGTTACTGCATTTTCCGATTGGTTTAATCCGGAAGCTTGGGCGAAACCGATGGATGCGTTAAAAGCTAATATGGGTCAGTTGACACAACAAACCGCTGATACAATTTTCACAATCATGCAATCCAATCTCGCCGCACAACAACAAATGGTAGATTCTTATATTGCAAATCAGGAATTATTAGCAGAAAAAGCTAATAAAAATTTAGATAATCTTTTAAAACATAATCTTATCACCCAAACTCAATACGAGAAAAAGAAAGAAAAGATTGAAGAAGAAAAGAATACTAAAATTAAATCCATAAAACAAGCTCAATTCCGTAAGGAACAAGACGCGGCGGTTACTCTAGCTGTTATACAGGGAGCGTTAGCTATTGTTCAAGCATACGGTCAATTAGGACCAATAGCTGGAACTGTCGCAGCGGTTCTAATAGCGTTAGTTACAGCAGCACAAATAGACACGATCTCTTCACAACCTGTTCCTACCTACGCAAAAGGTGGGGAAATAAAAGGACCATCACATACTGAAGGTGGTGTTAAAGTTCCTACTCCATCCGGTCAGGTTGAATTGGAGGGTGGTGAATTCATTATAAATAAAACGATAACACAAAAGAGCGGGATAAAATCGTTGTTACAAACAATAAATGACGGGAAATTATCTGAAAAGAATATGAAAATCATCGAAATGGTTACAAATAATAATACACAAAGATTATCATCATCTGGTGGATATATGTTTCAAATGGGTGGACAAATACCATCGAAAACTGAATATCGTCCTATTTCAGATAGTCTTATGAGTAATGTAAATACAAGTTCGACCAACACGACAATTATAAATAACGTTATGGATGTTGAAGAATTAAAATCTGTAATCAGGGAAGTTACAAACATCCCCGTAATAGTTAGTGAAGTTGATATTTCATCAACTCAAAGAAAAGTAAAAGTGACACAGGATAAAGCAAATTGGTAAAAATAATCTATAAAAATTATGAATAATAATACTTACATCATCAAAGAATTGAAAATAAATGATAGTCCTGATACCGGAGTTCAAGCGGTTTCATTTGTGGATTTACCAGCGATTGAGGAACAATTCGAATTATTCGCAAAAGAAAAGACACAATATTGGAAATGGACTTCATCACCCGATCAAGAAATTATTGATACAAGTCACAAGTTTTGTAAGATGCATGCATATACATCAAAAGACAGAATTTATACTACGGAACAAGTAAAATCATGGAGTTCATTTGACCAAAAAGAATACGCGTTTATCGCGGAAGGTGCAAATTTCATGAATTTCGATGGGACAAAAGATTTTATGGGTGACCAATATATTTATAATTGCCGTCATCGTCTACAAAAAGTATCACAAAACGATATACCTAAAACTAAATTGAATCAGGAAATTTCAAACCAAATAAATTTCGCAATTGAATCAATAGAAAAACAAGAGGTTGTTGGTTGTGTTTTAAAATCTGGTCAATTGATATATCGTAACAACGCAGATTCACAAGGAAATTCTGGTTATGTATGGTTTTCAAGACAAACGATTCGTGACATTAAAGAAAAATACGGATACAACAGAAACATAACATATATGCACGAAAAGAACGTCACTGGAAACGCGGTATTATTAGACAGTTGGTTGGAAGAAGATGACACTACAACGAAGTGGATGTTGAGATATAAGATCGTTGGTCCTACGTTATGGGAGCACATAAAGGCGAGAAAAGTAATGGGATTTAGTATCGAATCTATTTTTGTCCTTTGATCACTTTAATCATTTCGTATTCGTTTATTATATACGAATATAAGATGAAAAAAATTAATAAATTTTTTTATGATAAATAAATTATTGAAAATTTTAAAAATCAAATTCGCTGGTGAAGTCGTTCTAAAGGACGGAAATACTTGTGTGCTAGATGGAGATCTTGCCGTAGGAGTTGGAATTCAAATCCAAACAACGGACGGCCTTGTGGCACTTCCATCGGGAAATTACGAATTAGAAACTGGTGAAATAATCACCGTTGAAGATGGTAAGATAGTTGATATTGTGGAACAAATCGAAACAGAAGAAATTCCCGATAATTCAGGAACACCGGTCGCAGTCGAAATTGAAGAAAAGAAAGAATTACCTATTGTTGAAGTTCCTGTTGTAGCGACAGAAGAATTACCAGTAGTTGAAACACCAGTTGTTGAAGAAATTGAGTCATCAATTTTGGAAAAAAACATTGTATCAATGATGCAAAAAATCACATCAATCGAAGAAAAACTTTCAAATCTTCCAAACAACACAGAAGAAATATCGAAATTAAAAGAAGATGTTTCTTTCATTATGAATAAAATTACACTCGGGAAAGAAGTTTCTAAATCTAAACCCGTTGATACCGTTCAAACAACTATTGACAGTAGAATGGCAATCATAAACAATATGAGAAACAATAAAAAATAATAATAAAAAATATGGCATTTGTCGTAACAGATTTAACAGGATGGGTAAACGAAAATTCGCAGACCCTAATGACACAAGGATTGATAGGTAATCAAACCGGCCAATTGGTAACAATCATGCCGGGAATCAAGAGTCAAGAGACAATCAAATATCTTGATACTGAATTGGTAGTAGCCGCTGGCGGCTGTGGGTATTCCCCAAGTGGTAACACTTTTTTAACCGACAAGACAATTTCAGTCGTTTCACTTCGCACACAAGAAACATTATGTCCTGAGGATTTAAACACCACTTCATTACAATTAAGTATGAAACCGGGTTTTAACCAAAGTATACCATTTGAGCAGCAATGGGCTGATATCAAGGTGAAAAAATTGCAACGTGCAATTGAAGATATGTTGTGGTCAACAACTGCAGCTTCTTCAGTTAAATGTGATGGTTGGTTGTATTTAGCAGCTAACGACGCTACAGTTCACGATTACACATTTGGTGTATGTAACACTGGTAAAACCGCGTCAGATTATATTAACGCTTTATTTGGAGCTTTCAATCACTTAGCACCAGAAGCAAAATCGAAAACAGATTTAACCTTATTTGTAGGTTATGATACCGCAGCTTTGATGATACAAGCTTTAATTCTTGGTAACTTGTATCATATTGATGCAACTGATAAGTCAGCAGGTATTCAACCTTTCATGTTCCCGGGAATTCCAATCAAGGTAGTTCCAATCCGTGCGTTAGACACATTATGTAAATGGGTTTTAACACCAGCTTCAAACCTTATCATAGGTGTTGATTTACTCAACGAAAATGATAAGATTGATCTTTGGTGGAGTGCAGATTCTAGAGAAGTAAGAAGTTCAATGCAGTGGAAAATTGGGGCAAATTACTTTTGGGGTAATGAAATCGTGTTAATCGCTCCTTAATTGGAACAATAAAAAAGAATTAGTTCTGGAGACAAAATCTCCGGAACTTTAAAAAATTAAAAAATAATAATATCAATATATGGCAACATGTTTAAGATTTAACACAACAATAGCTTCCAGCTGCCGCTCGGAACAACCGGGGGTTGTAACTGCATATTTGGCCAACTATTCAGATTTAGTTAGTTATACACTTTCAACCGCGGGTAGTTTGGTATCGGGAATGACATTCTCGGGAGCAACCGGAACAGACAAGGCATTTTATCGCATAAGTTTTAATAAACAAGTGGCGTCAGCTTTGGACACTCCGGAAATTTCGTTACCGAATGGTACAAGTGTCAGTAAACCAAAAATTTCTGGCTTTGTTCAGGGTATGACAGAAGAAGTTTACAATATGTATAAACAACTTTTACAAGCGGATGTAATCTGTATTTTTAAAACCATCGACGCTAAATATTATGCGGTTGGTTTACAAAATGGGCTTTCCATGATAGCTGGTAGCTATGGCACAGTCGCAGAATCCAACGGCAGAAAAGGTCTGACGTTTGAGCTCGAAGGACTGGAATCCTTACCGATGGTAGAATTAGATCCAGCTGCTGGTGGATTAGCTTCAACCTTTATTACAAATTATGTAGTTTAAGGAAACTTTTAGAAATTTAAAATCTATATAGATTGGGGTCTTTATCATAATCTTAACCCCATTTCATATATCATTTCAATTCTTCTCCCATAAAAACCCTGTCGGTTCAGACGGGGTTTTTTATTGCATACAAACACTAGATGATTATTATATATAAGTGAAAACAAAATATACCTTATGGATGACACAAAGATACCCGAAGATGGTAAAAAGATATTGGGTAAATCATTATCAGTTGAATTATCGGAACAAAAGATTCCCATATTTAAAGAAGTTTGGAGTGGTAATAACAATTACTTTCTCGCTGGAATTGACAATCGTTGGTTTCAGGATTTATTGGATTTATATTATGGATCAGCGATTCATGGAGCTATTTTAAACAACCTCAAATTGAAAATCTGTAAAGGTTTTGAAGATGATGAATTATTCGGTAAACTTACAATGGACTATATATTGTATGGAACTTTTTGTTGTGAGATTCTTTGGTCAATTGACCATACAAAAATAGTAAAAGTAAATCATATTGATGTATCAAAAGTTAGATTGGGTAAACCTGACGAACAAAATCAACAATTATTTTATTATTTTTCTAATGATTTTTTGAAATATTCAAATCGTGACGTTCAAATCGTTCAAGCGTTTAATCCGAATCCATTATTCGATGATCACCAAATGTATTATTATCAAAGATACTGTCCGGGTGAAAATATATACTCTAAACCATATTATATGGCGGGCTTAAAATGGATAGTTACAGATATTTCTTTGGAAAATTATTATGCATCACTGGTTGAAAACAATTTTATCGCTAATACTTTAATCAGTATAAATTCATTTTTCGATGAAGAAAAACAAGCACAGTTCGAAAAAACCTTAAGGGATAATTTTACAAAATCAGGTAACGCGGGTAAGATGTTGGTATTATACTCTGAAGATCGTGATCATCGTCCGACTATCGAAAAATTCAATAATGACGAAGATGATTTAAGGTATCGTTTTTTAACGGAACAAATAACCGGAAATATTTCGGTAGCACATATGTTACCTGTTCAATTATTAGGAATTCTTGTTCCGGGTAAGTTGGGAGCGGCAAACGAAATTGAAATATTCGAAAATATATATCAAGAAACGGTTGTGAATACAATCAAGAGGGAAATCATACAAGGTTTAAAACCGATTTATGAAAATTTACTTCAAATAAAAACATTACCGACTATTGACAAACCGATTAAACAAGTTCCAACACCGATGCCAACAGAAATTTCAACACCTGTTCAAAATAATCCTGTTATATAATGACAACAACATATATTATGACTGATACGGAGGTAAAACAATACGCTCCCGAAATAAATCAAACGATACAAAAAGTGTTGATCGATAGTGCTATAGTATTCACACAAGATTCTTTGATAAAAGATACTTGTGGTCAAGAGTGGTATGACCAAATTCTATTACAATTAAGTGGAGGAACTGGTTATACCACGACAGAAAATCAATACATCATAGATAATTATTTAAAATATATACTTGCATATGGTGTATGGCAATACTTAGCAATTACGTTGTCACTACAATTGAATGATAGTGGGTTACGAATTAAAGTATCAGATCATTCACAAGCAGCAGAATCAAGGGATATAGCTTTTATTCGTGATTTCATTCAGAATTATATCGATTCCCGTAGAAAAGAAATGAAAAGATACATAGATAATAACAAGACTTTATACCCGTTATATTATAGTAATGTGTATGGTGATAGACCATCGAATAACGTATATAATTTCCGTATTGGTGGTGTTCCTAGAAAAAATAAGAGTGGTTGTGATGACATATATACAATTTATTAATTATGTATTTAATTGGCTAAGTGGAACTACGGTGAGTGGGCAAACATATGTTAAATATATCGAAAAGTGTCTCGAAGACGAAATCGAACTCAAACCACAAACGAATTATCCTGCGGCATTCATTTGTCCCATACCGATAAGTTTAGTTTCTGACAATATGGCGGAGTATGGTTGTCGTATTTATGTAGCAGGTGGAGCGTGGAAAGATACACGTTTTACTGTTTTTTCGAGTATTGTAACATACAATTAAGGATATAGAAATTAGAATGGATAAAAATGAACAAGATATTTTACGAATAGAAGATAAACTTGAAGCTAAAGTTGATAAAATAGATTCTAAAATAGATCATATTATTGATGTTATTACAGATATTAGATTAAACTGTAAAAAACAGAATTGTAATGATAATAAATAAGTTTATCAAAATAGATAAAAAAATAACAAGGTAACGTGACGTACGCTAATATATTAACATATTTAAAAAATTGGGTTGAAGCAACAACAATAAATTCTAAAACGGTTTATTGTGAAATTTGTTTAGAGGATGAAATGGAACTTAATCCAAATACAACTTATCCAGCATGCTTTATTTGTCCTATTCCATTTTCAATGAGTAGTAATTATATGAATAAATATAAGTTAAGAATTTACTTATTAAACAATATTACTAATTCACCAAATTTTACTTCTGGAACAGCATTAACAAATAGAATGAATTGTTTTAATGAAATGATTGTTTACGCAGAAGGAATGATTAAATTATTACCGGATGATTGGTTTGAAGAATTTCCAATTGATTTTACACCTTGTTTATTATTCGATAATTCAGTAGATGGTATTTTCTTTGATTTAGCTTTAGATAATGGAATACTTTGTAATGAAATTATTTTAAGTGGTGTTACAGGTGCAACTTTTATAGTTACTAATGGAACATCAGGAACAAGTGGTAGAAATGGCACATCAGGTGTTGATGGAAGTTCAGGAACATCAGGTAATAGTGGAACATCAGGTGTTGATGGAACAAATGGTAGTTCAGGTAAGGATGGTTATATAGGTAGTTCTGGTACATCTGGGAATGGCACCAGTGGTGTTTCAGGAACAAGTGGTAGTTCGGGTAAGGATGGTTATTTGGGTGGTGATGGTACATCAGGAACAAGTGGAAAAAATGGTTTATCAGGCACAACAGGAACAAGTGGAAGTTCTGGTAAGGATGGTGAAATAGGCACTTCTGGCACATCAGGAAACGGCACCAGTGGTAGTTCAGGAAATGGTACATCAGGAACATCTGGAAATGGCACCAGTGGTAGTTCAGGTAAGGATGGTTTAAATGGTGGTTATGATGGAAGTTCAGGAACATCAGGAAATGGTACTAGTGGTATTTCAGGCACAAGTGGTAGTTCAGGTAAAGATGGTGAAATGGGTACTTCTGGTACATCAGGAAATAATGGTACCAGTGGTAGTTCAGGTATGGATGGAAACGAAGGTACATCGGGTACATCAGGTGTTAATGGAACAAATGGTAGTTCTGGTAAGGATGGTGAAATAGGCACTTCTGGCACATCAGGAAACGGTACCAGTGGTAGTTCGGGTAAGGATGGTGAAATAGGCACTTCTGGCACATCAGGAAATGGAACAAATGGTAGTTCGGGTAAGGATGGTGAAATAGGCACTTCTGGCACATCAGGAAATGGCACCAGTGGTAGTTCGGGTACTAGTGGTAGTTCGGGTAAGGATGGTAACATAGGTACTTCTGGTACTTCTGGCACATCAGGAAACGGAACCAGTGGTGTTTCAGGTACAAGTGGTATAAATGGTAACAACGGCACATCAGGCACCAGTGGTAGTTCAGGAACTAGTGGCACATCAGGTTCATCAGGCACTAGTGGCACATCAGGTTCATCAGGCACTAGTGGCACATCAGGTTCATCAGGCACTAGTGGAACATCAGGTACCAGCGGTAAGTCAGGAACTAGTGGCACATCAGGTTCATCAGGCACTAGTGGCACATCAGGTTCATCAGGCACTAGTGGAACATCAGGTACCAGCGGTAAGTCAGGAACTAGTGGAACATCAGGTAAGTCAGGAACTTCAGGAACCAGTGGAACCAATGGGACTAGTGGAACATCAGGAACAAGTGGTGCAACTGGATCTTCTGGTTTATCAAATTTATATACATATAATTCATCATTATACTATTCAGGAACAACATTATATTCACCGAATATAGAAGTAGGTGATCACGGTACTGGAACTACTGATATGGTTGTTAATGTTTCTTATGGAACAAGTGCAACACCACCTACAGCTTCAACAACAACTGAAGGTTCAATTTATTTAAAATATACAGCATAAATATGGCAACAAATATAAACATAGGTGATACTTGGAAATCGGTAACAGCAATAAGCATTAATATCGGTGATACTTGGAAAACGGTTACTGATGGATGGGTTAATATTGGTGATACTTGGAAAAGATTTTATGGCTTTGCAAGTTTTACAGCTAAAGTATTAGTAGTTGGTGGTGGTGGTGGTGGTGGTGGCAATGGTGGTGCTGGTGGTGGTGCTGGTGAAGTTATTTATAATACAGGTTATACAATATCATCAACATCACAAATTACTGTTACTATTGGTGGTGGTGGTACAGGAACCATTGGTGCAACTTCCGATGGTACTAATTCAGTATTTGGAACAATAACTGCAAGAAAAGGTGTAGGTGTTCCATTCGATTTAATTAAATTTTCTGGAGGTAATTGTGGTGATGCTGTTCATAATGGTGGTACAAATACATCTGATTCAGGTAATGGTGGTGGTGGTAACGCTGCAAATGGTGGTAATAATACAACTTGTAATGGTGCTAATGGAGGTGATGGTATATCATGTGATATTTCCGGTACAACTATTTATTATGGTGGTGGTGGCGGTGGGGGTGCAAGATTAAGAGCATCATGTACAGGTGGTAGTGGCGGTAATGGTGGTGGTGGACGAGGTGTTAATTATAATAATAGTGTTGTTGCAACTGCTGGAACTGTTAATACTGGTGGCGGTGGCGGTGGTGATGATTATATTTCTATTGGTAAAAATGGTGGTAGTGGTATAGTAATAATTCGTTATACATCAGCAACACAAAGGGGAACAGGAGGAAATAGTATATATCAATTAGGTGGTGATTGGGTACATGTATTTACAGGAACCGGAACATTTACACCAAACTAAAATAACTGAAATAATGAACGAAATAGTATATTTAAATAATGGAACTGGAAAATTAGGATTAAGTAGTGGAACTACTAATTATGTTGAAATATTTCAACAATATGTAGTTAATGATAATACTATGGCTTATATTAAATTAGATAATAATGTATTAGATAGTAGTGGTAATAATTACCATTTTAACCAAACTGGTTTAACATATTATAATAATACAAAAGTTCCAATTTTTGATAAGTGTGGTTATTTTCATTCTGGTGTTACAGTATTAGCACAAAATTATGCAAGTGGTTTCACAAGTGGAATAACTATTTCATGTTGGATTTGTTTAAGTGGATCATCAGCACAATACGCTGGTATAGTTGTTGATAGAGGATATTATAATGCAAATACAACAGGATTTTTAAAATTTTCAAACGCAATAACTGTTAAATCATATGTAACTGGAACGGCAGTTACAGTTGGTGATGTATATGATAACTTGTGGCACCATTTAGTAGTAACTTATAATGGTAGTAATGCATATTCATATTTAGATGGTGTGCAATATGGTCCAATTGCAAAAACGGGACCAATAATTTTAACAGGTGCAGGTTTTAGAATTGGTGGTGATGGATGGAGTACATACGCTAATACAAGAAATAGTATAGGATATATTGATGAAGTAATTATAGAAAAGGTAGCATGGAGTAGTTCAGATGTATTATTCTATTATAAAAAAATTAAAGGTATTTAATAATGG